ATACAATTGAATATCGTCGGCGCAGACAGAGGGGTAACTGGCACAATCCAGTTGACACCCCTCTATTTTTTTGATAATATATATACTCTGAGCCACTGCTTGAATCATTTCTCACTTAAGTGGATGTCGAGTTTCTTTAATTTAATGAAAAAATTTCTACCACTTCTTTTTGCTGCTTCTGCATCCGCTGCATGTGCTTACCCTTCCTTCAGTGATATCAAAGCACCACCTTCTATTCAAGAACCAGTAGTAGGTAAAGTAAATCCAGAAAAGGTTGAGGAGATCAAAGTAGTTGAGAAGACTTGGAAGTGTCCTGGTTGTAATCCAAATGAGAAGTATGTGCTAGAGCAACTTCAGGACAAAACCAACATCTACGATAAGAATGCCCTTGCAACTATCATGGGTAACATTCGATCAGAATCTCAATTCCATCCAAACATCTGTGAAGGTGGTGCTAGAGTCCCCTATAACAAATGCTACCGTGGTGGTTATGGTCTGATTCAATGGACTACCGCTGCCCGATATAATGGACTCGGATCTTTCTGTAGGAAGTTTGGGTGTGATCCTTCGTCACTTGAAGGTCAAACTCGCTACATGATCAACGAATCTCAATTCCAAAAGGTCCTTCCAGAGTTTGAAGGTCATGGTCAACCAGTGCATCAATATATGGTTGCTGCTTATTATTGGTTGGGATGGGGGATCAAAGGAAGACGCGAGACATATGCATACCAATACCTAAATAAATTCGTGTATGCCTAAGTCAGGTGACCTACCGTATTGAGTTACAACATAAAGATTCTTGGGTGCCACTCAAGAAATATTATGGATTATCAAAGACAAAAGCAGAGTTTCTTTTGAAACTCTGTGATATGATGAATAGACCTGATACTAAATTGAGAATTGTCCCAAATGATTGAAGATTGGCGTTACTCTGATGAGAATCTTGAAAAGCGTGCTCTATGCCTAATGTGTTGTGTGCAAGCTAAAGAGGAAATTAACTCAAGCATTTATGAATTCTGTCATTACTTCACTAGTAATGGATTGTTCAATGACGTGCTCCCCACCGAAGAAGATCCTATGGTTGAGGAGTTGAAAAAATTTAATGGTGACCCACTTGCTATGGCTACCGCAAAAGTAAAGGTAGAGTTGGCAGCATGGAGAGCACTATACGATACACTTAACGAGAAGTAAGAATGAAAGTTGTGATCTGTGGTGGTGGCACATCTGGTTGGATGACTGCTGCTGCTTTTTGTAAAACATTTCCTGAATGGGATATTACTATTATTACTGGTGGAGATTCAATTGGTGTGGGGGAATCTACAACCCCCCATATCAATCAGTATTTAAAATACATGGGTATTCCTGATCATGTATTTCTTCCTGCGGCAAGAGCAACCTTTAAGTCATCCTCTAGGTTTGAAGGTTTTGTTGCTGAAGGTCGGGTGTTTCATTATCCAAATGGACAATCAATAAATGCTGACATTAAATATCATGACTGGATGCTTGCCAAAGCATTTCATCCAGAGAATCTTCCCCCTTTCGCAGATGTCTTCATGCCATTTGTAACTGTGGCAGAAGAAGGCAAGATGCCTCTTAATGATTCTTTGCTGTATCCATATGACCTCGCAAAAGATAGATCCTTCCACATCAATGCTAAAGCATTTGCAGAGTATCTTCAGAATACTTTCTGTGAAAATATTACGATTGTTGATAGTAAGGTTAAGTCATCTCGTTATGACGGACGACGTATCACAAGTGTCGTGGTGGATAGAGGACCGCTCGATATCAAACCAAAAGAAATATACGGTGATCTCTATATCGACTGTACTGGCCAAGCGAGTGTCATCTCGGGGGCACTCAGCAGATGGATAGAATTTGATACTATTATTACTGATTCTGCTCTGGTCGTAAAAACAGAGTATACGAATAGAAAGAAGCAGATGGTGCCTTATACCAATGCCAAGGCAATGTCCTCGGGTTGGCAGTGGACCATTCCCACCTACGATTTCATTAGTCGTGGGTATGTTTTTTCATCAAAGCATCAGTCTGAGGAGGATGCTAGAGAAGAGTTTGGATATGATGATGCCAAACTGATCAAGTTTAGAAACGGCAGGCATGAGGAAGCATGGGTTGGTAATTGTGTTTCTATTGGTTTGTCTTATGGTTTCATTGAGCCACTAGAATCTACATCTCTATTCAATACCCATCACGGCATCCTGGCACTGATGGACGTTCTTTGTGAAGAGAAGTTGCCTGGGCAGTTTGCTAGAGATCGTTTTAATCACAATCTTTCTGAGCACATGGATGGATGGCGTGAGTTTGTAGAGGCACACTACTATTATTCTACTCGTCGCGACACTCCTTTCTGGAGAGAAGTGACTGATGAGGTGCAGTATAACCAAGAAGGCACTCATGAATCCGTCCGTCACATGATGGTGTCTGGTGATCCTATTCCAACAGGACATATGCCGATTGCATTCATTCTTGCTGGATCTGGTCATACAAACATCAACAAACGTCATTATGAATATTTTGGATACCCCTGTTTGGTTTCTAAAAAGACGGTAGATCAATGGAATCATATGTATCAGCAGCGTAAGAGACTCGCAGAGTCGCTGCCAACCATGTACGAATTTCTTTCTGGCACATTCGACTACGGATCCCTTGACACCGAGTAGGGATCCGTGTATTATAAATAGGTCATTGGATTAAGAAACGTAACAGTTTCTAATCTTTTGTAACACCCCAAACCGAGACCTATAGGGTGTATAAAGCACGTCTCTCATACCTCTGCCTGAGGGTGGCAGAGGAATAGTAACTCCACCATTTCCCTGATGGTCTTACTAACTGTCTAAAAAACAATGACTGCTACTCTTTCACAACAACGATCTACGTCCCCCTGGGAATCTTTTTGCCAGTGGGTTACTAGCACCGACAATCGCCTCTATGTGGGTTGGTTCGGTGTGCTGATGATTCCAACACTGTTGGCAGCAGCAACTTGCTTCATCATTGCTTTCATCGGTGCTCCCCCTGTGGACATCGACGGCATCCGCGAACCTGTTTCTGGTTCTCTTATGTGGGGAAACAACATCATCTCTGGTGCTGTTGTACCTTCTTCCAACGCTATTGGACTTCACTTCTATCCCATCTGGGAAGCTGCCTCTCTTGATGAGTGGCTATATAATGGTGGACCATTCCAATTGGTCGTCTTCCATTTTCTGATTGGTATCTATGCCTACATGGGTCGTGAGTGGGAACTTTCATACCGTCTGGGTATGCGTCCTTGGATCTGCGTTGCTTACTCTGCTCCTGTTGCCGCTGCTTCTGCAGTTTTCCTTGTCTATCCTTTCGGTCAAGGTTCCTTCAGTGATGCAATGCCTCTCGGAATCTCGGGCACATTTAACTACATGCTCGTCTTCCAAGCAGAGCACAACATCCTCATGCATCCTTTCCATATGCTCGGTGTTGCTG